CAGCCGCGTTACCTAGAGATGAAGCTGTGTTGCTTAACTCTACATAACCATAACGTGTCATGAAGCCTACTACTGGTTCGAATGTTGCTGGATCAAGAACAACACCAGAGCTCATTAGAGGAATATATGGGCAACAGAACGCAGCCGCATCAGCTTCGCTAGAACCTTTATAACCTACTAGAACTTCTTGTGAATCGCTTGCATAACCATCAACGTAAATACGCATAGCACCGTTTAAAGTACCAACGAATTTAGTGTTAGTTGGAGCTTCGAATGTACCTTCTGTTGTACGTGCAAATGCTGAAGTAGTTGCAGATTGCAATACTGTCAACGCTTCTGCGCTTACAACTGCCCAGTTAGCTGCACCACGACGTGTACGTTGAGCGATTAAGTTAGCTGCGCGGTTAATTAAAACAGCAAGAGCAGCGTGCTCGTCACCAACGAATGTAGCAGTACCAGATACTGTAGCTTGGTTGAAGTTGTATGTGTTACCAGCCAATGAACGTAGACTTGCTAAGATTTCTTGGTCGATTTCAACTGTGATTTCTTGTGCAAGTGCAGCCATAATTTCAGCTTCAACATCTAAACCGTGCATTGATTGTGCATCTTGAGCTGCCTCAAATGTCCAACGTGCGCTTAGTTTACGTGTTTTAGCTTCAACAACTTGTTTCAAGATTTGAACGTTAATGCGGTTACCTGGAGTACCTTCTAAAGTGCTTGTTGAAGCAGCTTTACCAGCAGCTGTACCAGAGTATGCAGTAGCAATCTTGAATGGGCTTAGAGCTTCGTCACCACCTACTGTGCTGTCGCCTGAAGTTGCATTAACTTGATCAGCGTAACGTACACGTAGAGTGTGGATTTGTGCTACTGGGCCAGTCATTGGTTGTACACCAACGATTTCGTTAGCGATAACTGTTGGCATTACACGACGAATTACTGGAAGGATAACACGGTTAAGTGTTGCAACGTTACCTACTGCTGTAGAACCAGCTGTTGCAGTTTCCATCAAGTGCTTCTTAGTGTTTTCTAAAATTACAGCCATTGTGGTTCTTTTTGAACCTTGTAGACCTTCTAACAGGGCGTCTTTGGTCTCTGTCCAACGGCCTTCTAATAGTTGGGTTGTCATTTCTTTATTTTCCTTTAATTAAAAGTTTTTACTACTTTAGCCCTGCTAAACGTTTGATATCGACAACATTGTCGGCGATTTCTGTAACGTCTGTTTTAGCAGATTTATCACCTGTCACTTCTTTACGACTCTCAGCAATCATCACTTTCTCAGCTTTGACTGTTGGTGCGTTGTTTAGAACTGCTGGTAGATACTTGTCGTATGCAGTTTGTAGTCTTTCTGTCTGCACACCCTCGAGTAGGCTGGTCATTACTTCAGCTTTCTCTTTATTCAACGGTTTTAATAGTTCATTCATCTTCTCTTTACGAGCGATGCTTTCACTAATTACTCGAACTTCACGGTTTTTAGACTCTACTAAAGCTTCTTTTTCTGCAATTGCTTTCTTACTCTCTGCTAATTGTTGTTCTTTCTTAGCAAGTTGAGCTTGAAGTTTAGCGAATTCTTTGTTCTCATTTAAATGAGTAACAGCAAATTCTGCCGCGTATGCTTCAAATAAGCGACGACCAAACATGTTCTCGCGAGCACTTTGGATGTCTTCTTTAAGTTGAGCTATTTCTGACCCTAGGTTTTGTGATACTGCTTCTTTAACAAGACCTGCACTGCGTTTTACAAACTCTTGCTGTAAAGCAGCAAGTTTGTCTTTAGCTTCTGCAACAAGTTTAACTTTTGTTTCAACTACAGCTTGTTTGTCTTGTTCAAACTCTTTGATCTCTTCAGCTAATGCATGGATAACAAATTTTTCAAGTTTAGCAATTGCTTCTGCTTGGAATTTACGATCTTCACGAACTTCTTTGATCTCTTCAGCTAATTTAGTAACCATAAAGTTATTAAATTTTCCTGTGCTTTCTACCATGTGACGTTTAAATTTCACGCGGTCTTCTGCAAGAGCTTGTTTCTCATCGGCGAACTCTTTAAGTTCAGCGGTAAGACTTTCAGTAACCATTTTGTCTAGAGCTTCAACCATTACATCTTTATCATGTGAATAACGATTTGCAAATTCTTCACGCAATTCTGCGCGAATAGTTTCGCGTGCTTCATTAATTTGTGATTCCCAAGCTTCTGTTAAAGCAGTTTGAGTATCTTCGTTAATGATACCGCTTTCCAACAATGGTTTGATAGCGTCTAACATTCTGATCTCCTATTTAATTTTAAGATCTTTGATCAAGCGTGTTACTTGCTCTCTCAAATACTTCTGTACTTTTTGATCTGCGCTGGCTTCTTTTGCCATCTCGAATACCTTATGTCCACCTTTCATATTCATCAGTCCTTCGTAAATCGCTGTTGGATATGCTTGTGGAGCACTTGGTTGCGCAACTACATCTACAGTAACTATTTCAAAGTCACTGACTTTACCGTCACCCTCGTTCACGTTTCCGCTACCTCGAGAACTAACGCCAAGTTTTACACCCGACTCTAACATAGTCTGAACTAACTGACCCATCGGAGTAGGTAAAATCTTTAATTTGCCAAAGCCATTAGGACCATCCATCCACATATCTGTAATCATGTGGCTAACACGGTCTAAATTAATCTTCAAATCATCGGGGTGGTCTACTTCGCCTAAGACGCTGTAGCCACCCTTGATTTGTTCATTGAGAGTTCCAACGGCTTTTTCAATTTCATTTACTGGGTATACACGTTCATTGTGATTACGTACCCCACCTTGAATGAATATACCTTTCATATAGAGGTTTTTACTTTTGCCATCTGCAGAACTTTCCGTAAGGATTTCCATTCTTGCATTGTCAAAAGTTAAATTCTCTTTAAGATATAATCCAGCCATTTTTATTTCCTAATTAACGTGCTAATGGGCTTTTTGTGTTTACGCCACCAACTGCTTGACCAGTTGTTTGGCCTTCACCAGACTTAGCTGTTTCTTTAGATTTAAATGCTGTTTTACCTGCATTTGCACCTGGTTTGTTTTGTGGGTTAGATACTAATGTACCTTTTGGTTTTTCACCAGCTTGTGGACGATTTCCGTCTTGGTTAGCTGTTGCACCTTTGCCTGTTGCAATGTTAGATGCTGTACCACCCATGTCGTTTTTACCAGCTACTGTTGATTTAGTGTTTACTGATACGCTTTTACCTGTACCAACTGCTGCGCCTTCTGAATTAGCAGGAGCTGCAACTTTTTCTACGTATTCACGTACAATAGTTTCATCTAACTCTTCTTCTTCTTCGTCGCAAGATTCAGCTTCAGCTAATTCTTCTTCTTCAGCTGATTCGTACATGCCTTCCATTTCATCATCACCGTGGATGCCTGGGAATTGTTCTTCTTCTTGCTCTTCACCTGCCATTAAAGCATCAAATTCTGCTTTAAGTTCGTCAAGTGCTGATTCAAGATCCATTACGCGATCTTCTAATTCTTCTTCGCCACCAACATCAGCGTGGTGATCTTCTTCTTCGTCATCACCAAAATCTGACATACTGTCTAAGTCGTCATCTTCTTCTTCTGAGATGCCTTCTTCGTCTAATGTAAC